ATGTTCCGGATTGACATGCGCATCATGCTGATGATGGCCGCTTTCAGCTTTGCCAGCTTTGCCATTGGCATCAGTTATGTCGCCATCCACTATAGCGAAACAGAAATCAGCAGCGAACCGACGACAAAATCGCCGTCAGCCGAACAGCCCAAGGCTGAACCTTCCAAAAACGAAAATTCCTGAAAAAGCGGCAGGGGCATGACATGCCCCCGCCCCATCTTCATTCGGCACACAATTCACCCCACACAGCATTGTTGCGCGTGAGGGCTGCAATGGTCTGCGTGCTGTCCTGCACACTCCAGTACACCGGCTCGTAAAGGCGGCAAAAATCACCGCCGCCGGAACCGCTCGCGCATCCGCCGAGCATAAACACTGTCAGCAGAAAGACGATCCCGCACGCGGGCCGCCCTGTCATCCCTTTCCAGGCCATCCGCCTCCCCTTTCCGCAAGGCCTCGCGACGCCCGGCCAAAAAGGCCAAAAGCGCCACGAGGAGGTCGAGCCCCTTTTCCAGAAACCGCAACATCAGCTTTTCGCGGCATTGCCAATATTGAGGGCCAGCACATCCACCAGTTTGCGCAGGCGGGCGATCACGCTGTCATCCTTCGGCGTTGGCGTCAGCGCCGCCACCATGCTCGCCACCGTCACGATACCGCTTGCAATCGCCAAAAGTTCGCCACCATGTTCCAGCATATATCCCAACATGTCCTTTTCTCCTTTTTCATGAATATGCACGCGAAAGCCATCCCGGCAGGAACGCCGAAAGGGCCGGATTACGTGCCACAAGCAGCCGGTAATGACCGGCCAGTTCCGCCCGCAGGGCCACCAACAGAAAATCCTGCGGGAGTTTCAGCGCCGCAGAAATGGTGTGCGGCCCCATGCGTCCATCCTCATGCACCAACGCCTGGCAGGCTACGGTCCGGATGGCCCGCTGCAAACACAAGGTTGCGGCATGGGCCCCCATGTTGACGCACGCCAGAAGCATTTTCGTGGCAAGGTCTTCCGGCAGCTCGGCCAAGCGGCAGGACTGCCAGAAATGCTGCCGGTAAAGACGGATGGCCTCGTCCACCGTCAGGACACAAATATCCTGCGCCGTCGCCTTTGGGTTCACTCCCTTCAGAAACCTCAGGCTGATGCCGTATTTGGTGATACCGCCGGGATCGACCGGATGATCGACAAGTCCCCCCTCCCGCTCCAGAAGAAGCGTGACGGCATTCTGGAATGCCCCATCTCCCGCCATGGCATCACCCAGCCTTTCGACAGGCGGCGGGCTGGGTGGCACAGGGCAGACGATCGAGCCTTTCATAAATCCCCTCCAGCCGCGCACTGATGGCGGACAGGGTTTGCCCGTGGGCTGCGATCGCCTTCCGCCCCAACACATCATTGTTGACCTGTTTTTCCAGATCGGACAGGCGTTCCGAATGCCGCCCCCAGGCCACGGCCAGCGCCAGGGCTTCCAGCAGGAGCGTGGCCGCAACCCCGGCCAGGGCAATCCAGATTTCCTTCATGGCACACCTCACAGCTTGATCATGACGTTGAGGAACAGGGTAGGCTGCATGTTGTTGTGCATACCATCCCCGCCCGCGCTTTCCGTGGCACCATTCATTGTGCCGCCCTGCCGGAACCCGGCAAACCCGGCATCATAACGCGCCGTGGTCGTGGTGGGCATGACATGGCTGTGCGCCGGCATTTCTGCAACCGTCAGGGCATGGGTTTCTGCGCCCAGCACCTCACCGAGGCCGCGCGCCGTCAAGTCCGAGCCACTTCCGGCAGATGCCAGCGCACGGCCCAGAACCTTCGGCAGGGCCAGTGTCTTGTGGGCCGCGAAATCTGCCGACGCACTCGCGCCGCGCCCCCCGGTCACCACACAATGCGCATCCGGAATGTTGTCCCAGAGCAGGGTGAACAGGGCTTCCGCATCGGCATGGGCGCGGGTGGTCGCTTCCGAAGACGCATCGCCGATGCTGCCATCGTCCATCATCACCCAGCCCGCATCCGCCGCAACCTTGAAGGTGGGCTTCACGTCGCCGGTGGTGAACAGGGACAGCGCTGCGGAATTGACGGCAAGACCGTCCTCCGAACGGGTAATTGTGGCATCGGCCAGCTTGACCCGGCAGGTTCCCTCCCCATCCTCAAGACCTTCCCCGACATTAACCGCGAGGCCACCGGACGAACGCTTGAGCGTTGTTCCATCCAGCTTGGCGCGGAACAGGCCGGACACCAATTCCATCCCTTCCCCCATCTGCCCGGCATGCAAAGCATCGCCGGAAGATGTTCCCGCAGCAAGGCCGGTGATCTTCTGGCCGTTCCAGTCGATGCTGGCCAGGGGACGGTTTTGCCCATCCCGCGCCAGGCAGTTATTGATGCCGGATGCAAGATCCTGGTCATGCGTATCATGATCCACCGCCACAATCCGCACCAAGGCGGCCTTGGCCTGCGTCCAGACAGAGGCTCCATTGCGAGTGCCGTCGGTGCGTGAAAAAACACCACTTCCATTCCAGGGCATGGTTCATTCCTCTCTTTTTTTCAGGGTTAAACAAAAACCGCGCCAAAAGGCGCGGCTCAGGCACACAACCAAACCGGTTCAGACAAACAGGACCTTTCTGATAAGGTCCTCCAGAAAAATGTCATTTTCCTTGTTGCCTTTTGTTGCAGCAAAAACGCTGCCCAAGGGAACACCGCCAAACAGGTTTCCACCAAAAGACGTTGCATCCGGCATCCAGTTCAGCGGACGGCTTGCGGGGCGACGGCCCGGGCAAGAAACCGATCGTTTTGGACATGGAGAACCTCGCGCAGGAATTGTATATCCATCTGCCAATTCTACGCGCCAGAAACAAAACAAAAACAAATATTCTCAATCCCCCACCGGCGCAAACATCGGCACGAGCAAACGGCTGCCTTCCGGATTGAGATGGTCGTCGTCAAGGTAGAGCGGCCGCCCGTCGCGGCTGCCATCGCACCAGCCATCCCGGCACAGCAAGGGAACAGGATCAACCACGCGCACCCGCGGACAGGAGGCAGCCGCGTCATCCAGCGCCCCATTCACCAAAGCGTGCCTGTCCGCATAATCGCCCATGGACAGGCGCACATCGGCGGCGCGCCCATGCACCATCAGCTGCCGGGACATGGCGCGCGGCACATCCACGCCCATTTCCGGAACGGGCCGCACCACAAACACATCCCGCCGCTCCGAAATCCGGCACAGGCTCTCCCGCATGACGCGCCTGTAAACCCCGTCGGGATCGCGCCGCACCTCGGCTTCCGGCACATCGAGGTATTCAATCCCGCGCTGCCCGCCCGCCTCCTCGTTTCCGCCCATGGCATAGAGCGAAAAACGGTTGACAATGACGACCGGAACCTCCTCCGGCAAGGCGTCCACCTGCTCCAGAACCTTGTCGTTGAAACGCTTGCAATTATGCCCCGAGCGTTTGGAGGTCAGCTCGGTGTCGAACAGGGTGGCGCAGGTATAGGAGTAAAACAGAACCGTGCGCCCGGTCGCCGCCATGAGGCCCGGCAACAGGGTCCCCGCGTGGCTGTCGCCCCACAGGATCATCTGTCCGGAACTGGTTCCGGGAATGACGCAAGGCACCAGCGTATCTTTCTTGCGGTCATAACCGCAGACCTGCCCTTCCGGCAGGAGGGATTGCGGCTTTATGGCCTCCTCCATGAGGCGCACAGCCTCCGGCACCCGCGCGGGCAATCCGTCCGCCGAAAACACGGCCCAGCCGCAGCCTCCAACCATCGCGGTCGCAGCCAAAAGGACGGCCGCCACGCCCCTGCGCGACCGGCGCCGGAGCCATGCCTGCGTGGGCATTTCCACAAAACGGAAGGACAAACCGCCAAGTCCAAAAGACACCGCAATGCCAACCACGCCCCCCATCCACCCGGCATCCGGCGCAAACAGGGCCAACGCCACCACCACCGGCCAGTGCCAGAGATAGAGGGAGTAGGACCATTTCCCGACCGTCTGCATCCCGGACGACGACAGCACAGGAAAGGGATCGCGCGCGGCCAGCAACACAAGAACGCTGCCCATCACGGGAACCAGCGCCGGCCAGGACGGCCACGGTGTCTGTGCATCCACGGCCAGCATGCCGCCAAAAACCAGCGCGAGTCCCGCATATCCCCAAAAACGCGCCTTGCGGGCGTTCCGCACAGGCTGCAATCCGGCAAGGCAAACCAGACCGCCGGCCATGAGTTCCCAGATACGGGTGGGGAGCAGGTAAAAGGCAAAACTGCTCTTGGCGGGAGCCAAAACCGACAGGGCCAAAGACCCCACCACCACAATCCAGAACGCCCGGCGCAAACGCGCCTCGCCCGGCTTGCGGAGCACCCACAGGGCGAACAGCGGAAAAAGCAGATAGAACTGCCATTCCACCGCCAGCGACCACGTATGCAACAACCACTTGCTTTTGGACGGCAGGTCGAAATAGCCTTCCTGTCCCTTGAAAAGGATGTTGGAAACGAAGGTTGCGGCGGCCGCAGCTTCCTGTCCCAGACCAGCATAATCAAGCGGGGTGAGGAAAAACCATCCCAGCCCCAGAAGGAGGAAAAGCAGCACCAGAAGCGCGGGCAGGATGCGGCGGGCGCGGTCGAGGTAGAAATCACGCAGCGACAGGCGCCCCCCGGCATGGCGTCCCACCAGAATGGCGGTCATGAGAAAGCCGGAAATGACAAAAAACACGTCCACGCCGGCAAAACCGCCAGAAAACCCCGGTACGCCAAAATGGTACAACATGACCATGAGGACCGCGATGGCACGCAGCCCGTTGATGTCCGTCCGGAATTTCAAGGCCGGTTTCCCATCCATGCCATTTTTTCTTTCTGCTGTTGCGAAAAAACCTATAAGGAATTTCCCGGCAAGAGGCAATGCCTTCCCGGATGTGGCGACAGGCATTCCCCCTATGAGAGCATTGAACGTCTGGATTGACAAATTCTTCCTCAGGCCAGTCGGGAAACGCGGCCTTTTGCCGCATTTCCCGTTTCCCGGTCAGAGGCCAAACCCTGCCAGGATAACCGCCATCATCGCCTCCTGCTGCTGTTGCTGCTGACGGGCAACCGTCTGTGCCTGCTGTGCCTCGTTGGCGTAGCTGGTATTGACCAGGCTGGAATAATCGGTGGGCACAGCGTTGTAGCCCGTCCCTCCCGACATGGCCGAGAGCGTGTTCATCATCTGGCTGTAGGGCTGTGTTTTTTCCGTAAGCCCCTGCTGGCGGGAGGAAAGGCTTTGGCCATAAAGCTGCGCCTGCTGCTGAAGCGCTGTCTGCATGGCGTTCTGTGCCGCTTGCGTCAGCGCCTGGTTTTGCGTCTGGCCATAGTTGGTCATGGCGTTGTTCCATGCCTCGCCTCCCACCGGAAGCCCCCGCTGCGACAGGTTCTGCATCAGCGATGCCTGTTGCTGCTGGAGCTGGGGCGCCATCAGTGCCACGCTGCGGTCATACGCCTGCTGTTCGGTATCCTTGAGCTGCTGCGCCAGTTCCGTGCCGCCCAAAAGCCCGGGAAGGCTGGAATAATCAAACGCATTGTCAAAAAGCTGCTGCCCCTGGCCCGTGAAATTCAGCCCTTGCGCCCAGCTGCTGGTGCCCGTGTCCGGATCCACCGTTTCCGTCCAGGTCATGCCGCCAAAGGGCGTTGTCGTGTTCACGTTGTTGAGGCGCGCATTCATGTGTGCGGTATCGCTGTTGAGCTTGTACTGTTCCGCCGCGGTTTGTACCGGATCCGGCGTTTCGGGCATGTCGGCTCCACCTTTATCCATGGATTTTCTCCTTATGTATTGCACTGTTGATCCAGCGGCATTCCTTTTTCAGCATGCCGTAAACGCAGGCGTCATCATCCACGTAAGCCCCGCGAATAACGCCTTCCTGCCGAAACCCCATGCGTTCCAGAAAGCGCCGCACCGTCTTCGATTTCCGTTTGGTGATGGCCGTCACCCGCGCGCAGCGGAGCTGCCGGAACGGATAGGCAAACAGCACCCGCAGGTTGTGTCGGCTGCACCAGCGCGGATCCTCGCTGGCAATGGACATCTCGATGTCGCGGCCTCGCCAGTTGCTGTAAACCACCCCTGCCACCAGCCGCTTGCCATCTGCAATGCCGATGGCGGCGCTGGGGCCGAAATGCCGGACATCCGGCACCTTTCCGGCCACCCAGGCGGCAATGTCGCCGTCAAGGCCAAAAACCAGTTCTGTCATGTTGTCCTCCCTGTTTTTCAACGCAAGCCGCCGGGCTGGTAGAGGATTTCCGTGGCATGCCAGCCAAGGGTCTGGGCCATGGCCCGCACCTCCAGCCGCACGGCGAAACTCCGCCCCATTCCGGAAGCCGACACCCACTCCCCCGCCGGCGTGGGCGGATCGCCCCAGCTGGCGTCATCCCATTCCGCAGTGTCCCATTCCACCCCCGAAGCCGACTGGCGAAACTGGTGCATACCCGCCGGCACAGGGCGCTCCGTATAATCGGCCAGCACCGCAATGCTGCCCGAAACAGCCCCCTGCACATCCACAATGGGGCGAATGGCCGTCACATGTTTCACCCCCTGCCGCGACAGACGGGAATAGGCACTCTTGGCCACCGCCACAAGGCTTTCGCCATTGTCATCCGCACCGCCCATGAGGAACACCTGCCCCTGCCCGCCACCAAAATACAGGGCCTCTCCGGTGGAGCAGAAACAGCGCGCGGGAATGCCGGTGAACTTTGTCCACGCACCTGTCGCCGTATTGATGACATGCTGCTCGTAGGTATTGCCCGGCACCACGGGAATGTTGAAATAGCCAACCCCCTGATGCGCCAGCACCTGCCAGCCCACGCCAGCCCCATAGGTTTGCGCCATGTCCTGTGCCAAACGCCGGATCCTGTCCCAGGCGGATGTGGAAATGGCATCATCGCTGCCATCCATCACGGACGACAGCGGCACATAGCCGGAGCGGGTCAGCAGCACCAGCTCCCCGCCGAACTTGGCCAGACACCTGCGGCCAATGGGCGGGGAAGCCATGAAGCTCCCCACAAGGCTCCAGTCCTCCAGCGAACCGGCATAGCTGCCCTGATAGATGAGGATTTCCCCGCTTTCCATCACCGCCACGAAAAAATCATCGAGGCCGCTTCCGGCATCGGTGGACCAGCTCCCCAGCGCGGCGATATGTCCGCCATGCTGGGCCACCTGCGAAAGGTCAAACCCGGTGAGCGCCCCCGTCACGGCCCCGGCATCCGCATACCAGAAAATGGCGCTGCCCTTTTCCACAAAGTAAAGCCGCCCCTTGAAAGGCAAAACGCCGATAAGGTCGCCAACATCATGGCCCTCCGCCAACGTGAACCCGGCTGCGGAAAGAGTGTTCCCGTCATAGGACAGGGGGGCGTCCTCCCCATTCAGCATGATGAGACGCCCGCCAAACTGGATGCCCTGCCAGCGGCTGGAGGCCAGCCCCGACATGAGAACATCTCCCGTTCCTTGCGCTGTGACATTGCAGATGGATCCCGCCGCTGCCGCCAACAACCGGCTGCCCGACACGCCCCGCCACATGAGAAGGCTTTCCACCTCCCCACCCGCAGGCAGGGTGGCATGCAGGGCATACCCGTCCCGCAGGCGCAACCGGTCGCCATCGGGGAACCAGTTTTCCAGCTGGATGGCATCCGAGGATTTCATCCCCGCCAGCGCATCACGCGCATTCAGCCCGCCCACCGGAGCCGGCAGGCTGACGCTCACTCCCGAACGTGTCATTGTTTTTCTCCCGATTTTGGCCAAAACTGCCAGCGCAAGACATATCTTTTCCCGCCACAGCTCCGTCATTCGCAAACGCCCCAGAATACGCAAGGCGCGACCCCTATGGGCTTATCCGCCAAAGCCGCTATCCGGCAGGCCCGGCAGGGCGGGGCCAGCGCAGGTGCCGCCCCCCATGAGCAGGCTGGGGGCCGCGCCGTCGCGCGCCACGGCGCCGCGCAGCTCACGGTCATATTCGGCATAATCGGCCTCCCACGGCAGCCCCTTCTCCTTGAGGAAGCGGAACTTCACCCCCATGCGCAGCAGGAACGGGTCAAGCATCGGCGCGTCCGTATCGGCTGCAAAGCGCGCCCGGCGGGTGCCGTCCTGCGCCACGCACCAGTGGCTTGACACATATTCAAGGCTGATGCGTTCCCCCGAAACGGCGGGCACCGGCAACAGGCGGATGCCCGCGCCCTCGATGCGGAACATGCGGTGCGAACGCGCCAGCGCATCGTGCGCCCGGAGCGCCTGCCATTCGCGCGGCAGGGCCGGCCCCACCAGCGGCCATTTATGGGTTTCATCAAGCCACGTGCCGTCAAGGTAGCTGCGCACATCCTCCGGCGCTGCGTAAAAATCCTGCCCCGCAACCGTCGTGATGTCAAACCGGCGCACAAGGGCGCTCCACGGGCACCGGCGGGCAAGGACATCGCCCTCGCGGCAGGCCAGCGCCAGCATCTGGCGGGCGGTTTCGTTGCTGTTGCCCACCAGACTGTCCGGCACCTCGAAACTGCCGATTTCCTGCAAGGCGTTCTGGCAAATTTCCAACACGTTCATGGCTTATGCCCTCCCTTTCCGGCTTTTGGATTTGTGTACCGTCTTTTGCATCAGCGCGGCTTCCAGCGCCTCGGCCTTGCGGGCCTGCAAGAGGAGCTGCGCGCTCCGCCGCAGGGCATGCGCGCCAAGGCCAAGCCCGACAAGCACATTGTCCCCCACCGAAGCCAGCTCCTCAACCGAATGGATTTTCATGAGCCGCAGCCCGGCGGCTTTTTCGGGCGAAACGCCGGGGATTTCCTCAAGGCTGGTGCCTTTGGCCTCCGGTTCGCCAAGGCCTTTCTCGAAAGCGGCGAATTCCTCCGGGAAGCGCAGCGCATGGTGCGGAAGGGCGAATTCCACCACCTCGTCACGCGTGCCCTTGATGCCAATGGCCACCAGCCGGCGGCCGTCCTTTTCATAAAAGCGTGCGTAAATGTTCGGCTCCCTAACCGTCATGATGTTCTCCCTCGTTTTTTTTGCAAAAACCGCGCATGCAAACGCCGCCCCGAAAGGCGGCGTTTGCATGTCTCAAAACCTATAAGTTCTGGTCCTGACCCAATGATCCAGGCTCAAACAAAACTGTATCCGCTGACCCCGATGCCGTCAATGCTGCGTGGGCGAATGCGCAGCCATCCACTCCTTGGCGAGCTTCTGCGCCTCGGCAATCTGCTCTGCGCTCATATGTTCCGCAAGCATATCCCTTAATCTAACAGCCTTCGCACTACTTGTTATACCTGCAATATTATACCACATATGCGCTAACACATAATTTTGTGGAATACCTCGTCCCAAATCATACATAAGACCTAATTGTAATTGAGCTTGTACGTATGCAAGTTCCGCAGCCATAAGATACCATTTCACGGCTTCTATATAATTTTGTGTAACACCATCACCAACTTCATACATCATGCCGAGTTTAAACTGCATTTCTGCATCCCCAGCTTTAGCTTTAGCAATCAGTTCTGTCATTGAAACATCAGTTTGACGTTGAACAGATACGGGAACATATCTAGTTCTAGGAACGGTGCGGCATGCGGTAACAAGAAGCAGAAAAACCAGAAAATAGCGCATATAAAATTCCTTCTTTAAAATACATGAGACTGACAATTTAAACATAAAACCCTTTAATTAATGCGCCGCCATCCATTCCTTGGCGAGCTTCTGCGCCTCCGCAATTTGGGCAGGGGTCATATCCTGTGCAATTATGTCCCGTGCTTTCCGTCCATCTTTTTCACCGTTTGCACCTGCAATATTAGCCCACATATGCGCTTCCACATAATCCTGCGCAACACCTTTACCTTCTGCATACATCACAGCAAGAAGTATTTGTGCTGATCCAACTCCCTGCTCAGCCGCTTTACGCCACCATTTCACAGCTTCGGCATAATCCTGCGCAACACCTTCACCTTCTGCATATAGAACACCTAGATTACGTTGAGCTTCCGCATTCTCTTGCTCCGCTGCCTTGCGATACCATTTCACAGCTTCTGCATTATCCTTCACAACGCCTCGGCCTTGGGCATACATCATACCAAGCAAGAACTGCGCCTCCGCATACCCCTGCTCTGCCGCCTTGCGATACCAAACCACGGCCTCTGCATTATCCTTCACAACGCCTCGGCCTTGGGCATACATCATACCAAGCAAGAACTGCGCCTCCGCATACCCCTGCTCTGCCGCCTTGCGATACCACACCACGGCCTCTGCATCATCCTGAGCAACGACAAGACCGAATTCATACATTACTCCCAAAGCTGCTTGCGCCTTTACATCTCCCTGCGCCGCCGCCTTGCGATACCACGCCACAGCCTCATCAGCATCATCCTGCCCAACGCGAAGACCTACTGCATACATTACAGCTCCAAGAGTTTGCGCATCTTCATGCCTCTGCGCTGCCTTAGAACGTGTTTCAGACAAAACATCAGCCGGAGGGGTTTGGGCGTGGGTGATGGCAGGCGCGCACACGGCGGCAAAGGCGCACAGCAGCAGGGGCATAAACAAACGGCGCATGGAATATCCTTTCAGGCAGCAGGCCGACTCCGGCCCTTGTTTTCCCTGTCAGGATAGAACCGCCCGCGCACGCACGTCAAGAACATATTGGGAACACATTTCAACTTTTAGGGCGCATCATCCCACACATGCCAGCCATCCACCACATGGCATTGCCCAGGTTGCGGTTTGCGTTTCAGGAATCGTTTAAAAGCCCGGTCAAAACCACCCCAAAACCGCCTTCGCATCTGGCAACCCATATCCACCCAGTCCGCTGGTTGGGTGTGAGGATACTGCGCCAGTTCCGCAGGCAGCCGCAAATCCACCGGATTGCCATCCGCATCCAGCAGACGGGCATGACGGCTTTCCACCACATGCTGCACCAGGTCCATCGCATTATAAAGCGCCTGTTCTTCCAATCCGCCCGGCACAGGGAAACCGTGCCATCCGTTCAGGGGAAAATCCAGCAACACAAACACCGACATGTTCCGGGGGCCACGGTAAAAACCGGATGCCGCCAAGGAGCACGGCAGGCGCGTGCCGCTTGCGGTTTCCAATATGCCGTTAAATTGCCATGGCAGAAGAAACATCACGCCTTCTCCCACACGCACCAACCATCCACCATCCGGCAAGAGCCTTGCCGCGCCCTGCGACAGCGCGCACGTTTTGCCGCACGCATAAAGCCACCCGGAAAGAATTTTCCGCGCGACATGCAAAACCATACAGACCCTTCCGGATCATCACGGGAAACCATGGTCTCCAACCCTGCGGCCATGCTGCGCAAATCCACCGGGTTGCCATCCGCGTCCAGCAACCGGGCCTTGCGGCTCTCCACCATGTGCTGCACCAGATCACATGCCAGAAAAAGTGCCTGCCCGGCATGAATGCCTGGAACTGGCCTTCCAAACCAGCCATTCAGCGGAAAGGTTACCAGCAGCAAGACGGACGGATTTCGCCATGCATGGTAAAGCCCGGAAAACGAAACCTCAAACGGCAACTCTTTGCCGCTTGAGGTTTCCAGCGTTCCCCGGAACTCATAAGGCAGTTTCAGGAACATGCTTCATCCCACACATGCCAACCGTCAATAATCCGGCATTTTCCATGTTGCCGCAAAAGATTGTCTGAATCCTGACATGCTTTTTCATACCCGCCCGGATAAGGCTCCCCAAGATATACATCCTCAAAGAGGAGATCATCATCCCGTTCGCGCGAATAAACTTTATGGTCATGATCACCTTCATTAAACGCGCTCAAAAACACCTTCAGATCAACGACCTGAAGCCCGGAATCAAGCAATCTGGAATTATGGTGCTTTACCATGACTTGCACCATTTTAGCCGCCGTGTCGGGAGGAACAGGCACACCAAACCAATTGGCCGCAGGAAAAGTGAGCAACGAGAAGGATCGGCCATCCTGCTGGTCATGGAACCAACCGGAAATATCCAGAACAACAGGCAAGCATATGCCCGTGCAGGTTTCCAGCACACCCTCCAGATGATAAGGCAGGCATATCATAAAAGCATCCCTCGCAAAAAACAGGCCGACTCCGGCCCGTGTTTTCTGGGATCAGGATAAATCCGCGCGCGCCTGCGCGTCAAGAACATATTAGGAACACGTTCAACTTTTAGGGCGCATCACCCCACACATACCAGCCGTCAACCCGCTTGGGCGAACCCTGCTTGGCGGCCAGCACTTTGGAAGCCTGCCAAGCTTTTGTAAATCCTCCAAGATAGGGGCGACCAAGAAAATCTTCCTTGTCCTCAAACATTTGTTCAAGACCCAAATCACGCACATAAACCTGCTTGTCGTCTGCATCTTCATTGAAGGCGCTCAGCATGGCACGCGGATTGATTTCTTTTCCATCCTTGTCCCACAACCTGCCTCGCCAACGATACAGAAAGGCATCCAGAGCCAATCCTGTGCCATACGGCGAGAAAGGACGAGCAACCCAATTTATCACCGGGCAGGTCACAAGGCAGAATGTCATGCCACTTTCAGGATCATGGAACCAGTCGGACGCATCAAGCGTAAACGGCAATTGCCGTCCGCTTGATGTTTCAAGTACACCTTCCAGATGACAAGGAAACCTTAAAAACACCCAACATCTCCATACAACAAAAATACAACTTATCGTTTATCCATATCATGGCTTTGTGTAAAGTGGTATCGTCACTTCCTGACCACTCAAACATTGAGCCAACCGGCCAGCCGCTGTCTCCCAACATGTTTCTCCAGTATTTGGTCCATATCTCCCTGTTACCTTATTACACCTCACCCTATCTTTCTCATATTGCGCATCGCATCTTGCCTCACGATCAGGATCAGGCAAGGATTCCGCACCCTCCATGTCCGGCGTATCAGATCCCCCGAAAGCATTGGATAATGTCTGCCCCATCCATGACCCCAGAGCCATTGCTCCAGCCCCAAGCAAGCCAATCATTTCAGGATTGGCCAGTGCCGCCGCAGCGGGCGCCGCAAATGCCACCTGCATTCCCCCGTTGTCATCCGGGAAGTTTGGTGCGGGCTTTTCGCGCGGCAAATCCAGAAGCGTCCAGCCTTCCGGCCTTGCGGATGCGCCAAACAGGCTTCCCGCAAAGGGATTCCCGCCTGTCTGGAAGCCATTCCCCTGCCGTGAGGTCGTATCCGTAGCCACACTGGCCTTTTGCAAAAACGGCGTCCGCTGCGGAGCCGAACGCCCCTGCCTGCGCACGTGTTCGCGGGCGGCGGCCTGATCCCATGCCGAATTGAAAATCTCGTCAAACTGCGCATTCCAGTTCATCTGTCTGTCTCCCCGTCTCCCGTTTTCCCCGCCCCCCGCACAGGGGCCGCGCATTCCTGCACGGCCCCCTTGCCGACCTGATGGAGGGGGCAGGCCGTTACGGTTTCACCGCCGTCAGCCAGCGGCCGGGGTGGTGAACAGCACGCCCTGCAGGGCACGGTTGGAAACCGTCATGTTCCCGGCCCAGACCACCGGAATGATGATGGCATCCTGGCTCACGCTCGCCTTCTCCGACAGCGGCACGAACTCCCGGCCCTTGGCGGGACGCAGGAAGATGTAATCCGTGTTGAGCATGTAGAGATGGTTTTCCGGGCACTGGTCGTCGTAAAACACCGGAGCATCCATGAACATGAGGTTCATGAAACCCGCAGAGGCCTTGTTTTCCGAGGTAAAGCGCTGGTTGACCTGCAGCGATTCCATATAGGCCCGGAAATAATTGGCATCGGCCACGACAATGTCCGGCTTGTCGGCACCACGAATGCACTTCATCCACAGGCTGTTCATGCTGGTCTGGATGTTGGTGGCTGCGGGTGCCGCCGCTGTGCTGACCACCTGGTTCTGCCAGAAGGCATTGGCCGAGGCATCAATGCCGCCCACGATGCCAAGTCCGGTGTCTGCAACCAAGAGTTGCAGCCCGCCGATTTCCTTGCCATCATTGCCGGTGCCATTGGCGTAGAGCGCCCCGGCAAGAGCGTTGCGCAACGACTTGTCAAGGTTCTTGATGCGGCTCTTGACAAGATTGTGCACCGCCTCCTTGCCACTGTTCTGCACCTGTTCAAGGCCGGAAATGACCACGTTGCCAGCCATCTGCTTGTACTGGAACTCCGCGGCCGTAAAGGTATCGGAAGGGTCGGTGTCAAGGGTTTCATACCCCGCATACCATTTCACCGTGGCGTTTTCGGCGTATTCCAGTTCCTGCACGATGTCGCGGCCCGTGGCCGGGGTCACGTTGCCCTTGTCGCTGATGCAGCGCAGGAGCGCATTGTGTTTTGTGATGTTGTCGGCCAGCCTGCCGGAATACCCCTGCAGGGTGGTTGCGATCACATCGGTGAAGTTGGCGTTCGGATTTGCCATGTGTGCTGTCCTTTCAAAAAGGGTTCAATGTTTTTTTCAAAAACCCGCGCGGGTGAGGGCTTCATCGAGAAGACTGTCGAGGTCGGCGCGCGAAGCGGCGGCACGCGGCGAGGCCCCGGAACGCGAAGCCGGGCGGGCACCCGCCTTCTTCGCCTTTTCCAGGGCTTCGATGCGCCGGTCCTCGGCGGCCCTTTCCTGCTTTTCCTTCTCTTTGGCCACAAGCTGTTCCCGAAGCTCCGGGTCGCTCCACACCGCCTGCGCGTAAGCGTCTTCCATATCCTTGGCCACCCGACCCTGAATCAGTGCGGCCATGCGGCCCTGCACCTTTTCAAAATGCGGATGGCGTGGTGCGCCTTCGGTATCCTTCGCACCCGCAAAGGCTTCCCGCGCCATGCGCTGGCCTTCCACCTGCTGCGTCCGGAACTGCCGTTCCAGCGGAGCAAGACGTTTTTCCAGAGCCGCCATCAGGAATGCGGCCGGATTGCCGGGGGCTGCGGAAGCAGAAGCTCCCATCCGCCCGGCGACCATGCGCGCATAGCCTTTCGGATTCTTGCGATACATGCCGTAAAGGCGCACCAGTTCCCGCACCGCTCCGGCTTCATCGACACCAGATGCGGCAAGTTCGTCCCGGAACGGCTCCAGCTCCCGCCGAACCGCTTCGGCAAACCGGGCGTGGTCGCTGAGCTCCTGGCTCTTGCGCGTAAACCCGGCCTGGAAATTCTTGTATTGATTGAGAACCATCTCCCGTGCTTCGGGCGGCAGGGCGGCGAATACCGCCTTTTCCGCCTCGGGCCAGTCCTCGGGCGCTTCGGAAGAAGCGGAGATTTCCTGCATCGCTTCCGGACGGGCGACCGGTTCGGGATGGATGCCATCCCCTTCCCCAGAAATTTCCTCCCCCCCAAGAGCTGCTGAAATCAGGGCATCGAGCGTGTCATCCCGGCCTTCGGCGAGGCCCTCGTCTTCCTTGCTGTTTTCCACCTGTGTCACGGACTTTTCCTCCTTGCATGAAAAAAGGCCGGGAACATCCCCGGCCTGCTGTGTTGGCATTTGGAACGCGGATGCGCGGGATTTCACCCCCGCTCCGCGCCTTGACCCTTCCGGAACCATTCCGGCGCCCGGCCCCCGCCCGCCCAGTCGTCGCCACACTGGCGCACCTGGTGAACGCGCTCGTGTTCGCGCAGCTGGGCCCGGCTGGAAATCAGGCTGCCATCAACGGGCGAAACGAACGGCGTGATGTCGGGCATCACCTGCATGACGGCGAGCATCGGACGGCGGTATTCCTCCACCGGCACGAAATCGCCCTTCTCCCGGTCGTAAATGAGCCGCGTCATGATCCCTTCCCTCCAGCTGGCACAGCCAGACCGCGCTGTTTGGCCCGCGCCTTGTCCGCCAGATCATTCATCACGCGGGTGATGGTGTCCTCAAGCCCGGAACCCGCCTTGAACGCCCGCACCGAAAAGCCCAGTAGCGCGATTGCCAGCGGCGCGATTTCCGGCATCCTCTGCATGGCCGGAATCCATTTTTCGCCAAAGGACGTGATCGCCTGCACGAACTGCATCCGCTGGGCCTTTTCCGACTCCGTATCCTCAAACACGGTGCTATCGGTTTCCACGTCGATGCGGTAGTTGCGCAGGGAATCCCGACGCAACGCCAACAGCATGTCGGCCGATACCGGAAGTCCGGTCATGGCGGTGAGGATTCCCGGTTCGAAATGCTCGGCCACGATTTCCGCCTTCAACCGCACAAGATCGCGCACAAAGCGGATGACGGCATCCTGCCGCATGCGCAGCCGCAGGGAACCATACTGACCCTTGATGCGCTGCGCGGTTGCCGTTTCACGTGGATCGGTCGCCCCACGCACAATGTCGGAAATGCCCGTCACCTCGTAGATCTGCTGGATAAGCGCCTGCCGCTGCTGGTAGAGCGAGGCGATCACCTGCGCAATGGGCGTGATGTCCTCGGAAGCGAACACGCCGGAAAGCCCGCCCGCCTCGCGCAGCGCCGCATAGGCGTCCACGGGAATGAACCGGTTGTCCTCGGCCAGGGCGAGGGATGCCAGCTCGTTCTTGAACTGGGCATCATAAACCCCGCGCCGCCGCAGGGCATCCACCAGGCGGTGGATGCGCATGGTCAGGCGGTCAAGCTCATCGGCCTGGTCCTGGTAGATGCAGAACTCCGGCACCGGCATGAGGGTATCATTGGTACGCACCGGGCCGCACAGAGGTTCCGGACAGGGAAAGAACCCGTCAAGCCCCAGGGGATCTTCCTCGCGCGCCAGAAGCCTGTCCATGCCTTCGCAAAACCAGAGCCGCATGCGGCTGTCGGCATCCCATATCTCCCACAGCTCCGCCCGCCTGAACCCTTCGGGCACCTCTCCCTTGCGGGGAGAGGATTCCTGCGCGATGGAATGCCCCAACGGCACCTCGAACCCTGCCTCACCAAACCGCGCTGCCAGCGCGTCACGGGTCATCAGGTGACGAAAAGCCACCCAGCGCACCTCATCCCACTTGCGGGCGGGCGCATGCAGGAAATCGGCATAATGCACATATTCCTCACGCACCTCCTGGTCCACCAGCACTTCACGCACCACCCCCGCAGCATCGGTTTCCTCACCCAGCACAACGTCATAGCCCACGCGAACCACACCGCGGCCGGAGAGCAGCATGTCCAGCACCGCCGAGGAGACAGGCAAAAACGGATCATGCCGGTCCTGCCCATAGGCCAGCGCCCGCTCCAGAACTGTCGCCATGTCGCGGAACATCTCGTCGTCGGCATTGGCGCTCCACCTGCGGCGCACATCCGGCTTCCCGGGCCGCGCAAACAGGGCCGACTTGAGGGTTTCCGTATTTGACCACAGAACATTGAGGCGACGTTCGGCCCGCGCCGATCCTTCCCGCTCATCGCGGTAACGGTCAATCACCTGCCGTGTCTTGTCGAGCCATTCCTTGCGGTCATTGCGCGCAAGCTCCAGCTCGGCCCGCCAGAAGGCGGCGCCACCAAGCGCGGCCTCAGCCTCTGCGCGGGTTTCCATGTTGTCCAGAAGGATATCCATTTATGCCTCGTCTTCAAAATGCAGGGTTTCCGAGCCGAAGTCCTTCATGGACAGGCCTTCCCAGTCAGCCCCCACCGCAGCGACAACGCCCATCCCGGAAAGAACCGCCTGCAATTCACGCGCTGACGTGACGGTTGCCACCGTGTCGCCCATCGCATTCCTGATAATGCGTGTTGTCATTTTCAAGCCTCCGCGCCAAGATTGGAAAGGAAAAGGGTGTTCGCCAGCCGGAATGCCCGGAATGCATACCCCACATATTTTCCGGCCCCACCGGTTTCAAGTGCCGAGCCGAGCGTTTTCACCGTCATTGCCGAACCCGTGGCAAAGATGATGCTGCGCGGTGTCGAATCCTTGAGCACCACAAGGTTTCCTGTCACCACCTTGTCTGCCGAAAGTCCGCCGAGCATGTTGCAGTAAACATACCAGTTCGTGTTTCCCTCGTTGACACGGTAAACATTGCAGGCTCCGGGTTCGAGATACAGGATAGGGTTTCCAAATCCGACCGTGACGGCAGACCCGCAGGCCCCATCACAAGAAATGGAATCCACCTCGACAAATCCCCCGAACTGGGCATAGGTTGCATTTGGTCCGGCCTTCGTATCGGTCTTGGGCTGTCCATCCGTCCCCTTGCCCGTAACGGTGAAATTCACGCCGGACAGATCGCCGGAGGAAAAAACCTGGGGCTGCCGCACCACCGAGGAACTGGCGCTTGTCCATTTTCCTTCCAATGCCGCGGAACCATTCATGAGCAGGTTCCCGGCCCCCGCTGGCGTTTGGGCCAGGCAAAGTGCCGACGAGCCTCCGGAACCCATGGCAGCAGAGGGAACAACCACCTCCACCTGTTCCTGCACCTTGGTGATCAGCTTGGCATTCCTGTAAAGATTGCCAACCTGCGCGCGTTTGCTGGTTCCCCCCGCGTCGAGTTCCATCTGGTGGGTTGCTGCCACGCTGGTTTCTTCGGGCATTCCTGAAATCTTCATGGTCATGTTTCCGTCCTCCTCACTGTTCCGTTTTCCGTTACCCTGATGCTGTCATCGCCGCAGGCGCGCAAATGCGCCGTTGGCAGGCTGCCACCGGGAATGGCCGCCATGAGACCGGGAAAGCTGTCGTCCTCGCGGTTCAGGCAAACCTGCATGATCACCATCAGCGCCTCCTGCGCTGTCATGCCCGAAAACCCCAGGGCCTTCGCGGCATCCATGACTTCCTCGCTGAAACTGCCCGGCGTGTCCGGCGCAATATCCTGAAGCGCGGCATACAAAACCTCATCACGTGTCCTTGCCGTCATATCCGTTTCTCCCCGTTGCCCATTCCAGCCTCCTTCAACATGTCGCCAAGGGTGGGCGGCCCCTTGCGGGCCTTTTCTCCCGTTCCCCGTCCCCCTTCCGCCCGCCAGCCCAGCGCCAGGTAACGGAAGGCATCGGCGGCGTGACTCGTCCAGTCGTGCAGGGGCGTGTTGCGGAAGCACTTGCGCCCGCCATCCCATACCTGCTGGTATTGTCGCAAAGCCTCGATCCCGTCGTGGCAGCTTTCCTCGTCAAACCGGCATTTCGGCAAGGTCATGCGCGCCGCATTGATGCCATCCTCGAGCGATGCCCTAGGAGCCATGACAAACCGCAAACCCATGCTTTGCGCCGTCTCCAGCCGCGTCCGCCCCGACCCCCATTCCCTTACCGCCGCATCGTGCGGAGCGATATGGCGGCCATAGCGATAGGGTTTTTCCCGCAGCACGGCCGCGTAATGGTCGAGCCCCTCGCCGGTGTTTTCATAATAGTCGATGACGTAAAGCCATCCCCCCGCTGCCAGCTGGAAAAACCAGATGGATGTGGCATCACCCACCCCAATATCCCAGGCCGTATGCACCAAACGGCTTTCATCATGCGGCACCTTGCCAATCCGTCCATCGCGGTCGGCCTGCCCCATGAGGCGCCCATAATAGGCACCCGGAATGGCGGCATCAAAACTGCATTCCAGTTCCTGTGCATACTGATCCTCGCTCATGCCCTCACGCAGGGCCGCAAGTTCGCCTGCGGCAATCACCCCTGTTTCCGAGGCGCGGAACGTGGCCGCCAGCCAGTCATTGCCCTGCCGGGCCTTTTCGTAAAGCATCCAGAATCCGTTGCGTCCGCGTGGCGTGCCGATGAAAATGGCCCAGCCCATGCGATCGGCCAGCATGGGACGGATGATCTCCGGCCAGACGCGCGGATTCATCTGGGCGTATTCATCCATCACCACGCCATCAAGATAAAGGCCGCGCAGGGCATCGGCATTGTCAGCACCAAACAGCTGGATGTTGCGGTTGCCCGGCAACTCGCAGCGCAATTCGCTCTCGTTGTATTTCACACCCGGAAGGGCGCGGGTATAGGACTTGAGGTAATCCCACGCGATGGATTTCGCCTGATTCCGGAACGGTGCCACATAACCAAAAAACGGCCGGGCGTGAGGACAGGTGAGCGCCGCATGGATCAGGTGGTTGATGCAGAATACCGTTTTGCCGAACCGGCGGTGCGCCACCAGCACATTGAACCGCCGAAGCCCCCGATGAAGCCGCGCCTGCAAGGGGCGTGGACGATAACCGGTATCAATCCGTTTCATCCTCCGTTTCATTGTCACTCCTTCCCAGCAGGCCAATGCCCGTATCCACCACCAGCTCAATATTGCCACGCGCGGAAGCCGCAGCCGTCATGGCCGATACCTTGCCGTCGATCCGGTCATTGATTTCCTTGATGGCCCCCAGCACCCCTTCCTCGGCGGCCCGCACAAGGGCTTCGGCCACCCGCTCGATACGCAAGCCCATGCCATCCGCGCCCGGCTGCTGCAAAACCTTCAGGAGCGCCTGCCGCATAGGCGTGGCAAAACTGTCGCCATCATCAATGGTCAAGCATCGTTCCCTGTCCATGTTTTCCCCGCAAAGAAAAAGGCCCGCGAAACGCGGGCCTGATGAAAACCGGAAAACGCCCCGGACACACTTTCCGAGGCTCATGAAAAGAAGTAAGGGATGACCCCGGATGCCGTCAAACCTTTTTTGACAACCCCCATGAAAACAAAGACTTCAACCAGCGATGCGCCCCGGCAACCTGAACCTCACCGCCGATGCCCCCAGCGGGGTTCCAAACAGCTCCATGTTGCGCTGACGCAAATATTCCCCATGATTTTTGAGGGGCTTCACGTTTTTATCCACCCAGGACTTGTGGACCCATACCGGCGCATTTTCCGCATCGCCGATGCGATAGGCGGGCAGACCGCTGAACTCCATCAGGTATTTGCGAACAATTTTTTCCGGTGGCGTACCAGCAGCCATGGACGATGCCGCAAACCATTGCGCCAAAGTTTCCAGCGGCATGTGCGCCCCCACAACCTCTGACACAGCCTCCAGTTTTTCAGCAGGAGTTTTGACATCATCCCCGCACACCGCCAGCGCCTTGCTGAAAGCCGCCGCCGTTTCCAGCCGGTCGCATTCGGAACAGGTCTCGAGAACCTTTCCCACAGCATTCCTGCGGAAATCAGTATCCCGGACAAACAGGGTGGACAGCAGGGTCACAGCCCGGTCACGCAGGTGTTCCTGCCCACCCAGCATGAGATAGATCGCTTCTTCCCCGTTTTCTACCTCAAGGACTTCCGGAAACTTCCGTTCCTTGGGCAGAAACCCCGCCTGCGCCGGAAAATTGGTGGCGCAGTCCAGCAGGTATTTGCTGCCAATGGCATCCATCGCCTGGAACCATTCCGGATTTTTGGGGTCGGGGACAAAGAAACAAAAGCGATCCATAAGACGGGCAACCTCCATGGAAGAAAACCTTCACGAAAACATATCCCAGATGCGGGCATTCGGCAATGCCCTCCGGATTTGCCATCTCCTCCCGCTTTCCATCTTGTCTTGACGTCCCAAAACGCTTAACCTTGGGACATGTCTTGAAAATTCCCACAAGGAGAATCCCATGAACGCCATCGAAACACGCCTTGAAGCCCTTGAAACAAAAGTCGCTGCCCTTGAAGCCAAGGTCTGCGCCTGTGAAGAAAGCGGCAAGGCGCATGACTGCCAATGCAAGGATGTCCATATTGATACCAGCGCATGGCAGGCCAAACTGTTTGGCTGGGTGAACAACAACCCCATCCTGGCGGCCTTCATCGGCCTGCTGGTTCTGCTTGTCCTGTCAAAGATTTTCAACTGATCCGGAAAAGATCGCCATCTTCAGGGGCGGGGCGCAATCCCCGCCCAGGTGGCCTGCACCCCATAAAGATAGGCCAAGCTCGCAAGAATGACCACCGCATCGCATAACAGGTGTGGCACAAGGCCTCCTGATTTGATGCTATAAAGCATGAGCGCCATGGCCAGGGTAGAAACCCCCATGCAGATCCCCCAGATAGCGGAACTGTCGCTTTCGGAAAGCACATAACGTCCCGCCAGGACAAAAAGGCCAAGCAGGGCCATGGCCCCAAACAGGCAAAGCGTTCCAAGCCCTCCCGGTTCCCCGCCATTGACTGCCACCATGGCCAGGTAAACAAGGGCCGGAGGCGCAAGCAGGAAAGCCCTGCCCTGCAAGACAGACCGATTGAGCCACAACTGCTGGATGGCCAGAAGCCACAGCGGCAGAACCATGAAAAACCCGGCGGCAAACAAGAACCACGCCAGAATCCCGAAACCGAACTGACCAGCCCCCATGGCTGCCAGCAGGAGGGAAACGCCGGGAATCATCTGAAGGGCATCCACCCCCGCCTCGTCAATGAAGCGAAGGCGTTCTCCATGCAGGTACACCAGAATGGCCCCGACCTGCCAAAGACTTCCCAGCATGAAGCCCAAACGCGCCCCCGGCTCAAAAAAGGATTGGCTTCCCATGGCAAGCAGCATGAGGCAAAGCCCCGGCAGGAGCAAAACCCCGCCGCGGGGATCCGGATTGGCAAACGCCGCAACAAGGGGATCTGGATTGCGCACAACCTGAACAAGGGAGAACAGCACAAGGGCTGCCAGCAGGGCACCGCCCACCAGCAGGAAAACATCGGATACAATATGGGGATAACCAAGAACCCGGCTGGCACTGCGCCACACAAGACCAAAAAGGAAGGTACTGCACAGGGCCCACAGCAGCTGCGGCATACCAACGCTGCTGGAGAAAAGTTTTTGCTGGTTCAT